GAGAGCTGCTGAATTACCAGGAAAAAGTATTGGTGCTGGACAAAACACAATCGGCCGATTTATGGCTGGCATATCACAAGGTGAGGGTATGGCAAGACCAACAAGATTTCTTGTTAGGTTTAATATACCAAATAAATTACAATTACAAAAATCAGAAGGATTAGCAAATGAAGACACTTTTATTCCTGTAGGTCAACAAGGTGTTAATGCTTTAGGTGGACAAGAATTGGCTAGAAATGTAGGTATGATGTGTAATAAAATAACCCTACCTAGTAGAGATGTAAATACTAAATCTAGTATCACATATGGACCAACAAGAGAAATGCCTTATGCTTATTCTTTTTCAAGCGAAGTAGAATTATCTGTATTTGGCGATAAGTTTTTAAGACAAAGAATTTTTTTTGAAACTTGGCAAAAAATGATTTTTAATAGGGATACACACAATTTAAATTATTATAATGAATATACTGGATCAGTAGATATTTTTCAATTAGGTTCTTTCGAAAGTGAAAACGATAGAGATAGAGTTACATATGCTGTTAGACTTTATGAATGTTATCCAGCAACAATTGGAAGTTTTGAATATGGTTATGAAGCAAGAGATCAAATTGTTAATTTGCCTATTACTTTAAATTTTAGAGATTGGAGAAACTTAGGTATAGATCAAGTACAAAATTTCACAGTAGGCGCTTCATTTGGCACTTTACCAACGATTAAACCAGCACCAGGTTTTGGTGGTGTTCTTGGAAGTGTTCTAAATAGGTTGCCGCCTGAACTGAAAAGAGCAGGTAGAGATGTTACTGATACGATAAGAAGAAACTTACCGATCGGTAGAGCGACTGGTGGAAAAGTATTTCCACCATTTTTATAATTAATATAACAACAAGGAGATATAATGACGTTACCCATAATTGAAACACAAACATATGAGTTGACATTACCATCTACTGATATAAAAGTTAAGTATAGGCCTTTTTTAGTAAAAGAAGAAAAAATCTTATTACAAGCTTTAGAATCAGAAGATCAAAAAAATATAGTCAATGCTTTAAAAGATATTGTTAAAGCGTGTACGTTTGGTGCTTTAAATGTAGATGATTTACCTACCTTTGATTTAGAATATATTTTTTTAAATATAAGAGCTAAGTCTGTAGGTGAAATAGCAAAATTAAAAGTTTTGTGTCCTGACGATAAAAAGACATATGCTGATGTTGACATAGATTTGACAAAAATAGATGTTCAAGTAGATGATAAACACACAAATAATATTATTGTAGATGATAATAAAAAAATTGGTATTATTATGAAATATCCAACATTAGGTTCTGTTGATCCATCTTTAGATTTTACTAAAGAACAGACTAATAAAATATTTCAATTAATAGCAAATTCAATTTATCAAATATATGAAGGTGATAAAGTTTATAGTACATCTGATTATACAAAAGAAGATTTGAACAAATTTATTGAGAGTTTATCAGCAAAGACATTTACAGATATACAAAACTTTTACAATACTATGCCTAAATTGATGCACGAAATTGAAGTTGAAAATCCTGTAACAAAGGTAAAGAATAAGGTAATATTACAAGGACTAACTGATTTTTTCGGATAGCCCTCTCACACGATAGTTTAGAAAACTATTTTAGTGTAAATTTTGCTTTGATGCAACATCATAAATATTCTTTAACCGAGTTAGAGAATATGATACCTTGGGAGAGGGAGGTTTATGTAACTTTACTCGCTAATTATATTAAAGAAGAAAACGAGAAAAGGCGTAGAGAGGCGCAAAAGTAATGGACAACACAGTTAAAAAAACTGTACAATTAGAATTAGAAGTTGATACAGTATCAAAAGGGCCAAACAAATACCAAGGTGTAATTGACTTGGCAAAAGCTATTGACGCTTGGAGAATATTTCCAAGAATATTCATCACAACATACATTTATCTATTATACAAAGTAACAGTTTGGTTTATGGCGTTACCAGATCCAAATAACGCTCAGGCAGGTTTAGTATCAGTAGTCGTTGGTGCTGGCGCTGCTTGGTTTGGTTTATATGCTGGTACAGGACCAAAGATGCAAAAAGAAGATAAGAAATAAAAATGGCCGAAGCAACAGCAGGAGCATTACAGATAGTACAAACTCAACAGAATCTAGTTGGTAGAACTGTTGTAGGTGGAGCTTCAGCTGTTACTGGCCAAGCACCAGATAAAGTACAAGTTGGTATTTTAGAACAAATAAGAGACATTACATTAAAATCATTTAGAGCTACAACTAATATTGCTAAGACACTTGTTGATTCATTTAATTTTGAAAAAAATAAAGCGGCAAGAGAAAGAGATCAAGCTGCTGAATTATCAAAAGAAAGTGGAGTAAAAGGTGAAAGTAAAGGTGTTGGTGATGCAGTTACAAAAGCACAAGGCGATGCTGAAAAAGAAGGTGGTAAATTTGTATTGTTTATGGGTGGCCTTGGTAGATTATTTAAAACTATATTAAAACCATTTAAATCATTAATGAACTTTGTTATGAAAATAGGTCCTATTGCTAGACTTTTTACTGCTTTAGGTCCTGCGGCTAGTGGTCTATTAAGATTTACAGGAATAGGTACAGCTATATTTTTATTAATTAAATACGGTGATGAAATATTAAAAGCATTAGAACCTGTTATTACAGCAATCAGTAAAACATTTGATATATTAAAACCTGTGTTAACGCCTATTATGGGAGCTTTAGACTTTTTAATTAAGGGTGCTATAAATGAAATTGGTAAAATTATTACAGCATTTGTTAATGTGTTTAATGGTGCTTTAACGTTTCTTGTTGACGCTTTAGGTGGTGTAATAGATATTCTTAAAGGTATATTTACATTAGATTTTGGTTTAATATGGAACGGTCTTAAAAAATTAGGATCCGCAATATGGGAAGGTTTAAAATCTCTGGTAGCTGGTATTATTGACGCCATACCATTTGTTCCTCAAGGTATTAAAAATAAAATGAAAGGTGCTATTGGTGTAGGTGATAAAGGTATAGGTGCAACAACAGAAGAATCTACAGCAGCAGATAAAACACCAGGCACAGGTGAAGTTATGAACGAAGGCCAAAAACAAGTTACACCTATAGAAACACCTCAAACTACTGAAACTCCACAATTACAGACACTTGAACCAGAACCTGCCGCACCTACTGTTGTAGAAGAAACACCTAAACCTAAAACAATGAATATGGATAAAACTACAAGTGCTGTAGAAGTAGCACAAAAGATTGAAGGCGATCCTAATTTACCACCTTTAGGTTTAAATATGTACAAATTAAAAGGTGAAACTTATGAAGAAAGAGCAACACAATATCAAGCATTTAAAGAAGCACTTATTAAAGCTCATAAAGATGGTATAATTTCAGAAGAAGAAACTAAATTCAGAGCTATGAGATTAAAAGATGAAAAAGATTCTCTAGCAAGAGTTAAAAGAATAATTGATATTAGAAAACAAAAAGCTGAATTAACAGGCCAACCTTTTGATGAATCTGCCCTTTTAAGTGAATCAGACACAGATAGAGCTGCCATACAAAAACAAACCTTAGCTGAAGAAGGTATGACTGAAACTAGTTTTAATGAAGCATTAACAAATAAACTAAAACCAAATGTTAATCGTAGAGATTTAGCAAGTCAAACTCAAACAGCAGGTATTACTGTTGTAAACAATCAACCAACGACTGTTTCAAGTCAAAATAGTGTTGCTAGAAGTGAGGTTATGGTAAGTAGACCAAGTGCTAGTACAGGCGATCCTTATTTGGATAAACAGAATTACGCTGTAACTTAATAAATTCCTAATTCTTTTTCAGTAAAGATTTTAAACTCCATACCATTATCATTACAATACACATCAGCGGCTTGCCATTTAGCCATATTTTTGATATATTCTAAACTCTCTCTCATAAAGGCCTTTGACTTCTTTATTTTAGGTGTAGGTTTTTTAGTTTGTATTGATGGTTTTATCTCTATCATAAAACGCTTGCCATTTTTTGTTTTAATGATAAAGTCTGGAAAGTATCGGTGAACTTTACGATCAATTGGATTTACATAAGGTATTGATAATTCTTCACTTGCCCAATAAATAATATCGTCATTACGGTCACAATATAACATAAACTTACGCTCCCAATTTGAACGATATACTATTCTATTAGGGTCACCAGCGTACTTCTTTGGATTAGTGGGTCTGTAAATACCTTTGTATGTTGCTCTTTTTTTCATTATAAATATTACTATACAAAGGTTATTTATTAATGTTTAAAAACGTCTCATCACACTTAAAAGGAATGGCTACTGGTTTCTTAGGTAATGTAACCAGTAAAATAGGTGGTTTAACAGGTCAATTAACGTCTGTTAATTCATTAATGCCTTCAATTTCTGGAGCTCAAGGTAAAGTTGCGGCTCAACTATTAAAGAAATCGCCATTAGAAATACCTGAAACACCATTAGGTTTGGCTAAATCAAATCCTCAACAATTTAGTTTTACACAATATCCATTAGATTTACAAAATGAGGGTATAGGTCATTATATTATTTTTTATGCTATAACAAACAAATATGATAATGTAGATGAAGCATTAAATGTAGCAGGTAGTATATCACCTAGTCAAGTGTCCGAACAGGTCGACACAGGTGGTAATCCATTTAAGAAATTAAAAAATATTAGAGGTTTAAAAACATCAACAGGTTTAGGATTAAAACCTGTAAGACAAGAAAATTCAGTATTATCAAAAAAAGCAACTCACACACAAACAACAGCGGCCATAGCATTGTATATGCCTCCAGGAGTAAATGTTAAATATAGTATGGGTTATTCAGGTGGTACAGCTACTGACGCAGCTGGAACTTTTGCAAAATCTCTACTAGACGCTAAATCAGCTGACTCAAAAGAAAAAGGTATTAAATCAATATTAGAAGGAGTTAAAGGTGTAGCAGGTGGTTCAATGATGAAAGCTTTAGATGAGGTGGGCGCTTCTTTAGGAGCAGGTGAACCTGCTAAATTAGCAACAAAAGCATTTGGTATTGCTTTAAATCCACACGAAGAACAATTTTTTGAAAAACCAGAATTTAGATCATTTGATTATAGTTTTGAATTTTGGCCTAAGAGTGAAAAAGAAGCAAATGTTGTAAATAATATTGTAACATTATTTAAATATCATATGCATCCTAATATGGATACAGGCTCAGGTGGTAGATTTTTTATTGTACCATCTGAATTTGAAATACAATATGCTTATCTAGGACAAGATAACGAATATATGAACAAGATTAGTCGTTGTGTATTAAAAGATATGTCAGTTAAATATGGACCAGACGAACAATTTAGTGCTTTTAGACCAAACGAAAAAGGAGCACCACCTGTATCAACTTCAATGACACTTTCATTCCAAGAAACACAATTTATAACAAAACAAGATATTTTAGCAGGTTACTAATATGTTTTTCTCATTATTTCCAAAAAGAACTTACGACATATCAGGTAATGGTAATGAAAAATTAGTAACTGATATTTTAAGAAGAATAAAGATTAGAGAGTCAATCAAAGACAATTCTTCATTATTCGATAAGTATGACGTATCAAATGGTGAAACGCCTGAAGAAATAGCATACAAGATTTATGGTTCACCAGAATATCATTGGGTCGTATTGTTATTAAACGATATTACAGATAGATATTATGGTTGGCCGTTAAGTGATTATTCTTTTGAGGAGTATGTAAAAAACAAATATACTAATCCAGGTGCTGTACATCACTATGAAAAGACACAATCAAGTGGTAGAACGACATCAAATGGTCCTGAAGATTACTCACACAAAATTGAGGTGAATAGCGATGCTGTTGGAGCAGAAGCAGTAACTAATTATCAATATGAATTAAGATTGCAAGAACAAAAGAGACAAATTCGTATTTTAGCTCCTGCCTATTTACCCGCATTTGAACAAGAGTTTAGAAAATTGGTTAAAAGGTAATGATTAATGGCAGACATAGATAATTCACCAAATATTATAGCAGAAGCTGGTGATTACAATTTAGAAAAAATTAGTATTGTATCATATCGTAAGAGTGACGAGTTAGGCGGCCCTTATGAGATGAACATTAAACCTATTACGACCTCAATAGAACTTACAGAAAGTATCTTTAGTGGGTTTATGATAGGATCAGTTACCGTATTTGATTCGCAAGACATACGAACAGTATTACCCATAACAGGTTTAGACAGATTAGAACTGGCCTTTTCTACGCCAGGAATGCCAGGTGTAAATGCCGTTAGAGAATCAGGTCACCCTTTTCACATCTATAAAGTAGATCAAGTTACAAGAGACAGTACCAATCCAAGAGCACAGTTTTATAAGATATACTTTTGTTCAAAAGAAATGTATTACAATTCACTTAATCGTGTAAGTAGAGCATTTACAGGCCCCTTAGAGTACGGCATTGAAAGTATATTAAGAGAAGAAAGTTTTTTAAACAGTAAAAAAGTATTTAACTTTGAAAAGACAAAGACCAATACAAAGTATGTCATACCTAATTTAAAACCACTAGAGGCAATTAATCTATTGGCGTCACAAGCACTATCAGGATTATACAATAACGCAGGTTATATGTTTTATGAAACGTGTAGAGGGTTTAACTTTAGAAGTTTAGAATCAATGTTGGCATTAGGCGGTGCGGTGGCAAGACCATCAAAGTTTTCTTATGGTTATCAAATTACCAACACAGGCGATAGAAACGTTGAAACGGATATGAGAAGTGTAATGACATATACTTTTGACCGACCAGTTAATACAATGTTTAACATTAACGAGGGTATGTACGCCAGCCGATTAGTCAATGTAGATGGTTTTTATAAGACCATAGAAGAAAACGATTTTGACTACGCCGCTTCATTTGGTAAATACTTTCATACTGAACACGAAAGTGGTGCCAAGTCAGACATTAAATCACTATTACCTCTTAACAAGTTTGAAAACACCAACAAAGACTTAGGCCAGTTTCCTCTATCTAAATTAATGAGTGCGACAAGTACCAGTAAGATACACAATGATTTTGAAATTATTGATCCAAAAGAAAATATGCAAA